TATTCGGAGATTTTTCTCGCAAAGTTCCCCTATTACTTATCAATAGGCATGACGGAAGAACAATACTGGGATAGAGATTCCACTCTCGTGAAGTCCTACCGCAAAGCGGAGGAGCTTCGCAAAGAGAGGGTCAATCAAGAAATGTGGTTACAGGGTATGTACATCTATGACGCTATTTCTCGTCTGTCTCCGATTCTTCGTGCTTTCGCCAAAAAGGGAACGAAAGCCCAACCTTATGTCGAGGAAGCATATCCCATCAATAAAAAGACGGTGGAGGAAGCAGAACTCAAGAAGGAAAAGGCTAAGTCTGAAAAGGGTCTGCGCTATATGCAAGCGTATATGGTACAGGCAAATAAGCAGTTACAAGAAAGGAAGTGAGTTTTATGCCTACTACAATCGAACAACTCGAATTGGAAGTTCAGTCGAGTTCCACCTCGGCTGTCGCTGGTATAGACGCTCTTTCCGCTTCTTTGTCCAAACTCAAAAATGCAGTTAGGGGCGGTGTCGGATTAACAAGCGTTGCAAATCAAGTACGCAATCTCGATACCGCCCTTAAAAGCATGGATAGTTCCGGGGCAGACAAGATTGACAAGCTCGCTTCCAGTTTGGAAAAACTGAAAGGTCTCGGCAGTCTCAAGATTTCGTCTTCCATCGGAAATCAGCTTCAAAATATCGGCAGTGCCGCCGCTTCCCTCACTGGTGTAGATTTCAGTGCTATGGAGAAGCTGGGTACAGCACTTCAACCGTTGAACAATCTGAACGCTTCCGGGCTAAAGTCCACTATCAATGCGCTCAATAAGTTACCGAAGCTGGCAGACACCCTCGACAACATGGATATGACTAAGTTCACCAGTCAGATTCAGCAGTTGTCTACGGCTCTTGCTCCGCTGACAAATCAGCTCAATGCTGTAACTGCGGCGTTCAATCGTCTTCCTACGAACATTCAGAGAGCTATTACCGTCACGAACAGAATCTCGCAAGAGAACAATAAGGCGGCAAATAGTTACATGAATCTGTATGCCAAAATCAAAATGGCTATGGGTGTTGTGCGTACTGGTGCGAGAGTAATCGCTTCGTGGATAACACAGTCCAACCAGTACATTGAGGATTTGAACCTGTTTACCGCTTCTATGGGTAAATACGCAGAGGAAGCACAGAACTACGCAGAAGCAGTCAGCGAAGCTCTCGGTATCGACCCGGGCGAGTTCATGCGAAATCAAGGTGTGTTCAACACCATCATTAGCGGTTTCGGCGTGGCGAGCGATAAAGCGTACCTCATGTCCAAGAACCTCACACAGCTCGGCTACGACATTTCTTCGTTCTTCAACATTTCGTTTGAGGACGCAATGCAGAAGTTACAGTCGGGTATCTCGGGTGAACTTGAGCCGCTTCGTAGACTGGGTTACGACCTGTCTGTTGCAAGACTGCAAGAGGAAGCTCTTGCTCTCGGTATCGAGAAAAAGGTCTCTGCTATGACACAGGCTGAAAAGTCGCAGTTACGTTACTACGCAATTATGACACAGGTAACTACCGCTCAAGGTGATATGGCTCGTACTCTGAACGCTCCGGCGAACCAGCTTCGTGTTTTACAGGCACAGGTTACGCAGTGTGCAAGAGCAATCGGCAACCTGTTCATTCCTATGCTCAATGCCATTTTACCGCCTGTAATTGCAGTGGTAAAGGTTTTGCGCTCTCTTATCGTTACGATTGCCGGATTGTTCGGTATCAATGCTGACCGATTTGGGGATATGTTCTCCGATGTATCTTCTTCGGTTGGTAGCACCGCAAGCGGCTTGGAAGATGTATCTGACGGACTGGGTAACGCTACCAAGGCGGCGAAGAAACTGAAAAACGCAATGCTCGGCATTGACGAATTGAACATTATCTCCCCGAACGATGATTCCAGCGGAAGCGGAAGCGGTTCGGGTGCTGGTATTGGCGGTAACGATTTGGGTATCGACCTTCCCACATACGATTTTCTCGGCAATGCTGTTTCTTCTAAGATTGACGCTATTGTCGATAAGCTGAAAGAATGGCTCGGTCTCAATGAGGAAATCAATTCGTTGTCTGACCTGTTACATACACGGTTGGGACGAATCTTAACCACAGTCGGTGCTATTGCATTAGGGCTGGCGGCATGGAAAATCTCAAAGGGTGTGCTTTCTGCATTGAAATATATGCAGAATCTCAAGAATTTGGGATTGGATAATGCGTTCACTATCACGGTCGGTATCAGCTTGCTTGTCACAGGCGTTGCCCTCGAATGGGCTGGTATTATTGATGCAATCAAGTACGAGCTGAACAAAATGAACTTTGCTCAAATCATTGCCGGAGGGTTGCTTACCATCGGTGGAAGTTCGATTTTGGGTAAAGGAATTGCTGGCTGGATTATGTCCTCGTTTGCAGATAGCTCTATTGCGGCGGCATTGACTACGGCGGCGAGCAATCTCGGTCTCGGGACTGCAACGGCGGCTGGTGCGGCTATCGGTGCTGGTATTGGTGGAATCATTGCTGGTATTCCGGCATATTTCACTGGTATTTATGACGCATTGAAGAATGGTCTGAACTGGCTGAATGGTCTGCTTATCCCGGCTGGCTCTACTGCGGCGGCGGCTGGTATCGGTGCTATTATCGGTGCTTGTGGCGGTCCGATAGGAGCTGGTATCGGTGCGCTGATTGGTCTCGCTGTCGGTTTGGTGACTGACGGAATCATTGCTATTAAAGAGCATTGGAGCGAAATCACCACATTTCTGAATAAGTTTTTCACTGTAACCGTTCCGGGTATGTGGAACAAATTCAAAACGTGGGTACAGAAGTTGCCGTCCAAGGTCTCCGAGTTTTTCTCTAACCTGTGGAAACCTATCGAGAATTATGATTGGTACGGATTGGGAAAGAATATCGGAACATGGTTCGGTAACGCAGTAAAGAGCGGAATTGAGCTTGTGACGGTGAAAATTCCAAACTGGTTTTCCTCTACATGGGAAGCGGTTAAAAAGGCATTTTCCACATTCTTCACACAGACATTGCCGAAGTTCTTTACGCAGACAATTCCCGAGTTGTGGAACACCATTTCGGAAGCATTCGTAACCTTTTTCACCGAGACACTACCCGAGAAGCTGTCTGACATCGGAACATGGTTTCACGATGTTGGCAAGGCGGTATGGGACGGCATGGTTGAGGGCTGGAACGCTGGAATCAAGGCTATTGGTGATTTTATCAAAGGCTTTGTCGATGGCGTGAAGGAAGCTCTCGGTATTCATTCTCCGTCTACGGTATTCGCTGAAATCGGAAGGTTCTGTATTGAGGGACTGTTCAATGGACTGGGTGAAACGGTCAAGGGTATTGGCAAGTGGGTGAAGAAAAATATCATTACCCCTGTAAAAAATGCTTTTACAAAGAACCCTGTTGCTCTCGCAATTAAGAACAACACCTCCGACTTGTGGAATAAGGTCACAAATTGGTGGTCTTCGGAAACAAAGGACGGCGTTTCGGTTAAAACAGCAGTCCAACTTGCAAAAGACGGCTGGGACACAGTTTCCGGCTGGATTGGTAAGATTCCTGTCGTAAAGCAGTTTATCACTCTTGCGAAGCACCTGTGGACTTCTGTAAAGGACTGGGTGGGAAAAATCCCTACCCTCTCGCAGTTCATCGCTCTTGCAAAGGAGAAATGGGAATCTGTGAGGGACTGGATTGGAAATATCCCGGTTCTTGAACAGGGTATCAAGCTGGTAAAGAGCTTATGGACTACTGTAAAGGGTTGGGTCGGTAACATTCCTACTCTCGACCAAGGAATCGCTCTTGCTAAGAGGACATGGACAACCGTTAAAAACTGGGTCGGTAACATTCCTACACTTTCACAGTATATCGCTCTTGCAAAACAGGCATGGTCTACTGTAAAGGGCTGGATTGGTAACATTCCTGTTCTTTCTCAAGGAATTGCTCTCGCTAAACACCTGTGGACTACGGTTAGAAACTGGATTGGTAATATCCCGGTTCTTGAACAGGCAATCAGCCTTATCAAGAGTGGCTGGTCTAAAGTGAGTTCGTGGGTTTGGAGCTTCGGAAGTGGCGTTATCAGCCAAGGTGTCAGCCTTGCGAGAAACGGTTGGAGTACGGTTGCTTCGTGGGTACGCACACAAATCGGCGGTGCTGTTGATATAACTGTCAATCTGATTAGCAAATGGAAAGGTAGAATCAAAGAGTTCTTCGGCTTATCCGGTGGTGGTGTTATCAGTGCTGGCGGCGGTATCAAGATGTTCGCTTCCGGCGGTATCATCACTCCGAATATGTGGAAAGCAATGCCGAAATATGCTGGCGGCACGAACCGAGCGCATGGCTCTATGTTTGTTGCTGGTGAGAGCGGTGCAGAGCTGGTGGGTCATATCAACGGTACAACCGAGGTTCTGAACCGATTCCAGCTTGCCGAGGTTATGCACAGCTCCATTGTGAGCGGCATGGCGCAGTTTGCGAGATATTGGCAGTCCATGTCTCACGACCTTGTTACCTGTGCAAATGGCGTTATCAACGCTGTTATGGTAGGAACGGCTGGTATAAACGATGGTCTTGCCCTCGCTTCCGCAAGTGGCTACGACCCCTCTTACAAACTGGCACAGTCCGTCTATGAGGAGAATCAAAAATCCTATCGCACGGCAGAAAGCTCCATGTACGAGGATATGAGGGACTTCTATCGTGAGTTCATGGAAAGCTCTATCAACCGTATGGTTGTTGCAACCGAGAGACAGGCAGACAAGAAGGAACAGACCATCGTAAAGGTCGGCAACCGTACAATCAATGACGCTGTTACCACGCAGAAGGAAGCGAACGGTTTCAGCTTTACCGAGTAACTACCCGAGAAAGGAGATTCAGTATGATAACACTCATGCTCGGTGCTGGGAGGAAGCTGGGCTTCGGTAGGGGGAACACTCCCCCTACTGACTGGCTGACGCCCGGTAATTATCACACAATAACAATTTGAAAATAGGAGGAACACCAAATGAAGGTTGATATTAAAGATTATAAATCGTTCGAGCAGTTGTCCGAGGGCATTAAAGAGTTGAACGAAAAATGGAAAGAAACCAGCGCACACGCTGATAAGAAGCTGACATTCACAGGTATTCAGAAACAAATGCAGTCACTCTATGTGTTTATCACCAATGAGCGTACTGATTTGTATGCGAATATTGACAAGCTCAAAGATGTGTGGAGCGGCAAGGTGATTGCTGAACGCCGGGAAAAGCTCGTACAGCAGTTCAATGACATGGTGAAAACCATCATTGAAGCTACCAAACAGGATATTGCCGTTCTGACAAGCTCCAAGTTTGAGAAAATCGGCGATATGCTGTGTACCGCACCTACCGATGAACAGCTTCGTCTTCTCAAGGCATTGCAAATGCGTGGCGATGTGGATTCCGTTGAGGTACACCACATTCTCCCGATTTTCTTCGAGAACTATCAGTCCATGAGGGTTTTACAGGCTGTCAGCGAGCAGAACGGTATCAAGCTCCGTCTGCCTGTACAGCTCGATTGCCGGAAAATGTTCAATACGTTGAATGAAGCAAGCAACTACCTGTTGGCGGCTTGCAATGAGTTTTCTAAGAAGTGGGATAACATGGACATTCGATTCCATGCTTTCTACACCGTAAACGAGGACGAAAAGGATAAGCAGTACGACCCTGTGTACCAGCGTTATATTGACCTGTTCGATAATACTCCCCAGTTACAGGAAGTGAAAGCTGAAAAACAGCGTCTCTCCAAAGGCGAACTCGCAAGAATTAACTGGTACATGAGAGACGTTAAAGGACTGGACATTTCCAACCCGGCAGACTGTATCACTATCATTAAGAAAATCAATGATGTAGTGAAGGAACACCCGGACATGGTGACTTTGTTCAAACTGTCCGAGTATAAAGACTTGCTTGGTGATGAAAAGCCCCCTGTCGAAGACAAGCTGACAGAATAAGCGTTTAGATATGGCAAAAGCCCTACCCGGTATAGGGTGGGGCTTTCTGTCTATCAGTTGGTTTTCTCACTCGAGGATTGCTCTGTATCAAGATACACAGCTTTTGCAATATGTTCTTCGCTGGCTGTCGGGGTACATACAAAGACTTCCACCGGGGATTCATCGGTAAGTTCAAAAACATAGCTGACGGATAGCGACTTTCCGTTTTTGACCTCTTGAATGAGAGCCGCTTCACTACCATTTATGTCCGACAGGTCATTGATTTCGGTATCATGCTGAAACGCCTTTACAGCAAATGCAGATAACGCATATTGCGGTTCGGAATTGCTGTTGGTGTAAGTGGCTGATACTCTCAAGACCTCTTTCCCGGTATCGGTGGTTTCGACTTCACCGCCTGTCAGTTCAATGGAACTGCCCTCATACTCTGTGCTACTGGTTAGTTCCTTTTCGCCGCCACAGCCTGTCAACGATACAGCAAGTGACACGAAACAAGCGACTATCAAAGCGACTTTCGACTTTGCGACTATCATACGGTGTCCTCCTTATCCAACTCTAAAACGACTTTCGTACCGTTATCAAGAGCAAAGCACAAAGGCGCACCTGTAAACTCACTGATTTTTATAAGGTCTGCCGCTGAAAAACTATCCCTATAAAATTTGTTGCTTAATGCCTGTTTACTGATACCCAAATACCCAGCAAGCCCGGAGTGGTCTTTTCCTGTCAGTGCTAAAAGAGCTTTAATTTTTGTAGCAATCATTTTTTGTTTTCCTCCCTATATAAAGTGTGTTTTCTGAAATTCTGCAAAGCGAAATTTGTAATTCTGAATAATAGAATTATATCGTTTGTGATTATATAAGTCAAGTGTAGCGGCATGAAAATAATCAAAAAAGTTATTTTTGGTATTGACATTATAATTCAAATTGTGTATAACATAATCAGAAACGAAATACAGATACACAAAAGCGACAATGCAAGAAACAACACAAACGAGATAAACACAGTATATAGGAGGTTTTAACCATGATGAACGAGTACACCAAACAAGCAAGCGATTTTTTGAAGAAAGCCAACGCCACAATTAAAATTGATTTTGTGGGGCTTGCAGTCAATAAGGATTGGAAGGAACGAGAAAAGCGGAATTTATACGAAATTACATTGACAAGCTCCCGGGGTTCTATGGTCTTTGATTTTTGGGATTCTATCCACAATACAGAGATTAAAAAAAATGAGCCTTGTGGAATACGCCGAAAAGCGTTATAAAACCCGGTTTGATTCTTTGAGATATGCCGAAAAGCTCACAGCGAAAAAAGAGCTTGAAGCAAAGAAAGCCGAAGCCACCCCGAGCGCCTACGATGTTTTAGCGTGTATGACGAAGTACGACCCCGGCACATTTGAAGATTTTTGTTGTGAATTTGGCTATGACGAAGACAGCCGCACCGCCGAAAGAATCTATTTTGCAGTACAGAAAGAATATACACAGCTTGCAAGGCTTTTCACCGCTGAACAAATGGAAGAATTGCAAGAAATCAATTAACGGAGGTTTTGAAAATGAGAAAATACACACAGAAAGAATTGAAAAATCTTGTTTCTATTGGTGCGGCGGTGAATCTCACCAACGAACCAGCCGAAAGAATCCCGGCACGATATGAGAAAATCGGGTACAGTTCCGGCATTTATGGCATTAACGGCGGTTTGATTCGAGATACTGACGCCGGGACGTTATACGCTATTACTGCAAGAAATACTATGCTTGCAAGGATTTTCTAAGGGGGGTGCAATTTATGAGAAAATACACGTTCACAGATGGCGGCTATACCTTCCGGCGGATAGACAAGAAAGCCGCCCGGCGAGCTTATAACAATGGTCTTCGGGTTATGCTTTGCCCGGTGAATCTTCGCCCGGGCTACCCTTACCACCCGGAAACCAGCATAAGCGGCAAAGCCGCCGCAACATTTGAAGAAGCGTTGAACGCTTTCGAGTTCTACAATCTCCGAGGGAAAGAAACCGGGCGTTATACGGCGTTTTATATCCCGATTCGAGAGGTTGACAGATTCACAGGGGAAGCACCCACAGCGGCAACGCTGGGAACGGTCACGCAATACGATTATAGATATATAGGAGGTTGACATAATGAGTGCATTTGAAAAGCTGTGCAACGAATACAGAGAAAATAAAAGATTGATTGAGGAGCTGGAAGCGATGAACGACAGCATAAAAGCGGACATTCTCGCAATCATGGGAGACCGGGAGACGGTCACAGAGGGAGCGAGCAAAGCAACATATAAAGCGGTTACTTCGTCCCGGTTCGATTCTTCCGGCTTCCGCAAAGTATACCCGGATTTGTTCACCGAGTACAGCACCCCGACAACATACCGCCGTTTTACGGTTCAATAAAAAAATAGCCCTTTATCTAACCGCCGCCACAGCATGAAAGAAAAGAGCTATACACCCCGAGCGGGTGCAATCAATATTGTATTTCACCCGCTCCCAAATTTCAAGGGAGGGAGAAAGAAAAAAATGTTCGTTCTTTGCATTTTGATTTTACCATTGGTTATTCTTGCGGAGCTTCTAAAAATGAATAAATAAAGGAGGTCGAAGAAATGGCAAGCTATACAGCCCGAAAAAATAAAGCGGGGCAAATTGTAAGCTATCAAATAAAAGTTTCTCGAGGGCGGGACAAGCTCACCGGGAAACAGCTTACACCCTACACAATGACATACACACCCCCGGAGGGGTGGAGCAAAAGAGCGATTACAAGAGAGCTTCAAAAAGTCATGGGCGAGTTTGAAGCGGCTTGCAATCGTGGCGAAATCCTCACCAAAGAGGAGCAAAAAGCCCATGCACAGGAGAAAGCCGAAAAAGCCGAACACCAAAAGACGGAGGAACAGAAAAAGCCGACATTTAACAAATATGCGGAGCTGTTCATAAAAGAAAAAGCCGCCACGCTTTCGGCTACTACAATACAGAGTTATAAACAGGCGTTGAAACGTCCGGCGGCTGTGTTCGGTGAAATGAAATTAGAAGACATAGATTTTCTAATGGTGAAGCAATTTATAACTGATTTACAGACCGCCAAAGCGGAAAACGGCAAAAAGCCGCTTGCACATGGTACGATAGTTACATATTACACCACATTGCACACACTTTTTGAAAGTGCCGTTGAAAACGGCGTGATAGTTCAAAACCCTATGCAACGAATGAAAAAGCCCAAACCACGCAAGGACGATATACCCCGGGAAGCTCTTGTATATTCCGAAAGCGAACTTGCGTATATTATGGAGTGCTTGAACAGTGAGCCGTTAAAATGGCGGGCGATGGTTCTATTTATGATTGACAGCGGTTGCCGCCGTGGAGAGGTTGCCGGGTTGAAATGGGAAGAAATCAATTTTCAAATCGGAAAAGTCACCATTTCCCGAAATGCTCAATACACCAAAGAAAAAGGCGTGTATATAAGCACCCCAAAGAACCACAAAAGCCGGGAAATCATTATAAACACCCCTGTTTTACAGGTTCTCAAGGAATGGAGAAAACAACAGGCGCTGTTATATTTCAGTAAAGGACAAACAACCGGGGGCTATTGCTTCACACAGAACGAGGGCGAAATATTAAACCCAAACACCATAACCGCATATATAAGGCAGTTCGGAAAAAAGTATAATTTGCCCGGTATGCACCCCCACGCATTACGACACACAATGGCAACAATCAGCATTGCGAACGGTGCGGACGTTGTGAGCGTTTCTAAAAAATTGGGGCATTGTAACCCCTCTGTTACGCTCAACATATACAGCCACGCAAACGAGGAAGCACAACGGCGAGCTACCGAAATTTTCGCCGATGTAGTTTATAAAAATCAGAAACACGCATAA